GAGAAGTAATGAATTTTTCAAGGAGTTTTGCATGTTCAGAAATTGCTTTCTTATATGCAACTCGTTCTGCGATTAGAGATTCGCGGTCAGACTTGAACTCTTCCATTTCAGTTTTAATTGCGTTGTTTAGCATGTTGTCCATTGCTCCAACGATTACTGATTTGTCGTGTTCAAATTTTTGTGCGAATTCCTCACGCAACTCGGCTGTAATCTCCTCTCTTGCTTCTGATAATTTCTTGTCTAAAGCCTCTTTAATTTGTGCGCCAGCCTCTTCGGATAGTACACCGGACTCTAGCAGATTTGCAAGGATTTCTGTTGCCATTGTTGCTTCTCCTGTTAAAGTTTAAGTTCTTTAATGAACTTAATTATTTGTTCTGACAAGTACTTTTGAGCGACCTTGTCTGTTTGAACGTTTTGTGCTAGTTGCCAAGTTTGGTAACCACCACGCATGTTCATTAAACCTTCGTAGATTGCCTTAGGGTAGGCTTCGGGAGCACTTGGTTGTGCTACGATGTCTACAGTGACAATCTCAAAATTGCTTACCTCACCGCTTGGGTTAACTTCTCCAGAACCACGAGATGAGACACCTAATGTAGCGCCTGATTCGATTAATGTTCTGATAATGTTACCCATTGGAGTCGGTACAATTTTAAGTTTACCATAACCATTAGGCCCATCCATCCACATAGATTCAATAATATGCGAAACTCTGTCAACGTTTACTGTTAGTTCTGGCGGATGGTCACATTCTCCTAGTACAGGAAAACCTTGGTCGATTTTATCTTGTACGGATTCAACTGCTTTCGCAATTTCTCTGACCGGATAAACACGTTGGTTAGCATTTTTAACGTTACCTTGAACGAAAATGCCTTCCATGAACATATTTTTTCCGCCGTCATCACCTTCCACTATACGTGACTTAACTGCCGCTTGTTTATGTGATAGCCTTTCTATAAGAACGGTCATTGGTTATCTCCAAAAGTATTTCTTAAGATGAAACTGACTTGGTGTTAGCCCCATCATCACCTGCAGATGCCGATTCTGGCTTCATTGCTGGTGCTTTACTGTTTCCTGATACGTTTACATTTTTTGTATTCATATCTTTAGGTGCATCGCCTTTGCCACCTGATGTGTTACCATCATGTGTTTTTACTGGCGCCGCATTTGAATCATCACCTGGACGCTTTGGATTAGCATTTACAGTAGATGATACACTGTCACCGTTGTCGCCTGCTTTTGCAGTAACTGGTGTTTTGTATTCATCTAATTTTGCTTCATCTTCTGCATCATCATCTGATTCATCTAAATCAAGTTCTAAGTCATCTTCTGAACCTTCTTCTACTTTATCTTCTGTAGCTTCTTCTGATGATTCTTCTACTTCTGATGTTTCTTCGAATGTTGGTTCATCAGCTTCAACTGATTCCATGTCCATTTCTGCCTCTTCTTCATCGGCTTCATCTTCCATGTCATCTTTTTCACCTGACATAATTTTTTCGAACTCTGCTTCCAGATCCGCTAGATTTGATTCTAGGTCATCTACACGATCCTCAATATCTTCTTCCGGAGCCTCTGCGTCACCCATTTCTAGGTCATCAACTGCTTCGTCTTCTGATTTTTCGTCTTCGTCATAGAATTCTTCATTCTCAATCTCTGCTTCGTCTGATTCAATTTCACTTGTTTCAGGCGCTTCGATTGATGCTTCCTCAACGGTTTCGTCCTCAGACTCGTCTATATCTTCCAAATCTTCTTCTACAACTTCGTCACTTTCGTTTAGAAGTTCTTCATGGATTCTACGGGCCTCAGCTACGATGAAGTCATGTAACATGGCTTCCGCCGCATCACGCTCCTCGTTGATAAGAAGTTCTAGTACGTTTTCTAGTGTACTTCTTGACATAATTAGTCTCCTTATCTAAAACGCCACAAATTGTGGCTAATAAACCACAAAGTTATGAATGTGGCAATGTTGTAGAAACACTTCTATTGTTTCAAATGTATTTATAGAGGTTTTTGGGGTTTATTGCGTAAATGTGCAAAAATGGCTAATTTTTAAGCCATTCAGGATCATAAGTTATTTAGAGTATCGCTTATAAGTTTTATATGCGTACTTTAATGTAAGAAATTTGACGGTTTTTTAGATGAAATATTATAGTTCAGGCTGTTCAGAATCGTTAGAAGCACCGTATTGTTGCTTTAGTTGAGACTTTTTCTCATCATTTCTAAGTTTTCTGTATGCTCTAATCTTTCTTAAATCATTAAGGTGCGAAAGTGTTAGACGATTCTTTCTAGTATCATCTAATTCTATACTATTGTGTTTATCCCTGTCAGGAGAATAGTTTTCCTTAATATCTGAATATTTCATCTTAGAACTCCAATTTCTAACTATATGTATTTATACTTGTTCGTCAGAATCAGTGGCTTCGGCGTTTTCTGCACCACTAATTGGTGAACCATCTTCTGTATCGTCTACATCAGTTTCATCAAAGTCTGCGTCACCGCCACCTTCGAAATCGCCACCAGGGACACTTGCACCTACTGATTTAAGACCATCTTGGCCTTCAGGATCACCAGTGCCTTTTTCTTCTGCCCATAGTTTTTCATTTTCTAAGATTTCTTCATCAGATAAGCCTAAGAAACGTTTCATTGCAAAACGTTTGCTCACATAATCTGCACCTTCGATTGCAGTAAATACGTTCATCATTACTTGGTCTACTTCTGCTTGACGATACTTACCAAAGTTTTGTGGAGTATTGAATTTCAAATCAAATAAAGAACTTTCAATTATAACACCTCGGTGTTTCAAGAACATTTTAAATTCTCTATCCAAGTCTTCAACTACTAATGATTGTAATCTTTCACAGAATTTAGTAAATCTAAATTCTTGAATGAATGCAGTACCTACACGACCATCATTGTAGCCGTTACCGTCACTGTCTAAGCTACCTAGATAGCTTGGTGGGACTCTAAGTCCACGCATCATCTTATCATTGAAGTATTTTAAATCATCAATCTGTCCTAAGTTCTCACCACCTGGTAGTGTCTCAACTTTAGAACCACGACCTTCAGCCGTCTGAGCAAAGAAGTAATCTTCCATAATAGATAGTGGATTATACGCACTATCAACGATGTTCTGTCCACCACCTGTTTTTGAAGGAATACGTCTTTGATGAATATCATTTTTGATACGTTCTAAGTGGGCACGTGCTTTGTGCGTTGGCATGTTACCAACATCAATATAGAATACTCTACGTTCTGGTGCTCTTTGAACACGATAAATCAAGATTGCATCTTCAAGTAATTCTTTTTGTTTATAAACTTTGAATACTGGTTCAAGAATTGAGTTACCAAAAGGCCAGAAGCCATCGATACCTTCACTTAATGAAATATGAACAACATGTTTTGCATCAACTGGTGTTGATGTTTGTTCTGATACATATCTTGTTCCTCCTACAGAACCAGCCGCATATCCCTGAGTTGTATTTGCATTTACGTTAGGACTAGATGGGAATCCAGCTGATGAGTGTAAGAGTTTATTTTCGTCTGCGGTAATGTTAAGACTTTGTAGATTAACATCCATGTCTTTAATATAGTATGCTTCAATCTTTTTGCCTTTGCCTTCGTTAACAATAACTTTTTCAATTTTTGCAGGGTCAACCCAAAACAGTTTGAATGTTTCTGGGTCACGAACAAATACTTGGTCGCCGTACTTAACAGAGTTCCTAAAAAGTCTAAACATACGTTTGTGCATTTCATTCATGTTGCACCACTGTTTTAATGACTTTTGAACAATGTCGTTTTCTGTATCACTTGCTTCTTCGTTATATTCTATATGAAATGGTAACTTAGTGTACTCATTTTTTAACGTAGAAAATTCCGCAATAGTATCTAGTGCAGTGTTAACTTCCGAATCAAGATCCATCTGGTCATATTGCCCATATCGTTGTACACGATTTGGTTGACCTTGATAAACCTCAGGTAGCCAACTGCTATATCGTTTTGTGTCCGCATCTGCCGATACACCAGCGCCTGTTGATGCAGGCATCTTTTCTGGCATCCCGTCATATGTTTTAAAATATTTTTTCCAACTCATTTTTTAGTCCTTAACTATAATAGTATCATACCTGTGATACGTTGTCAACCTCATTATTGAGGATTCCTTAATGCATCTATTAAATCTTCTATCTTCTTTTCTAGTTTTCCTCTATCTTGTGCATTTTCTGTATTCATATTAGCTGTCGTTTCGTCACTTCTAAAGAATCTATTTTTATATTCACCGTCTAATAATCCAATAGCTTCAACAAGTTTTTGCAACCTATCTGCCGCTTCTGCTCCTTGTGCCGCATCTGTTTCTTTAATCGCCTCTATTGCGGCTACAAATGACTCTTGGTTCATATCAAACGTATTATTAAAATCATTAAAACCTAACAATTTTGCCAAGTCATTTGCTTGTGAACTCATATCACCCGGATTAGCAGTTGTCAATGCTGACATTATTTCATCAAACATATCTTCGGCATCATTATCAAAGAACCTAAAATATGTACTATCATCTAGCGTTTCTCTTCCGCTTACCATTGCTTTTGATTCTGCTCGTTCTTCGACTTTATTTGTTTCTAATTGTTCCCCACCATCTGTAAGAGTACCGTCTGTTGCCTCAATCATTTTTTTACCAACACTGGTTTCGTCAAGTCCTGTGACTTCATTAAACTTTTTAACAATTTTATCAAAAAATCCTGTTGCGGCACCAGTGGCATCTAAAAATGCGTTTCCAATGTTTCTTGCCTGTACTTGTACTTCACCTGCGGCTGTAACCATAAGTGCGGCAAAACCTGCAGAATTTGTTCCTAAAGTTTCCATTGAATCAATAGCATTATCATTTGCTACGTTTAACTTTTCTTGTACGTCTTTAAATGCCTGCATTTGTGTATTCATTAATCCTTCAATAGTTACTGTAGCTTCACGAACAATTTCTTGTGCGCCAACAACTGACGTATCTGCATCACTTAGCACTTTTTCTGTTGATGTTTCTGCGATATCACCTTTATTTGCATCTTGAACATTGTCTGCCATTCTACTAAAATCAGCAATCAGCTTTTGTAGAAAATCACTTTGTTGTATCAATGCTTTATCCGAATCTGTTGCATTTGCAATTATATTTTCGAAGTCTATACCTAGTCCTGCTATTCTATCTTGTATTTCTTCTGCACTAGCACCTGACTCAATAAGTCCTCCAATTTCATTAATGATTGGAACAAGTTGTGAAGATATACCAGTACTCATTAACTCTTTGAATATGTCATCACGTGCAAAATCGGTATCACTGCCTGCTGAAATTCTTTTTATTAGTGCTTCTGCTAATGTACTATCATTGCTTATTCCAATATTTTGAATTCCCATTTGTGCTTGGGTTCTTTGTTCTGGGTCCATCAATGCCAACATAGCAGTTACGTCATCTCTGCCCATTCTTTGAGAAATCATTTGAGCCGCTTCTTCTAATGATACTTTTAATATGTTAGATGTAGACTGTACACCTTCCATAAAGTTATCCATACCGTCACGCATTTGTTGGTCGTTTAGTTTACCCAACATGTTTGCATTTTGTAATGACTCTAAGTAGATACCTGACATATTTGCAACTTGGGCAAAGTCCATACCAAATCTACGCATCATATCCGCACCTGCTTCATATTCAGTTGCCGGTCTTGCCATAGAATCTGCAAATTCTAATGATGCTTGGACACCACGTTGTCCTACTGCAAATGCAAACTTCTGTGTGAATTCAGCCGCTTGACCAAATGTAAATCCTGTTTTGTTAACCATATCAGCCATGTTTAACATGCCTGCTTGTACAGTATCAAATCCAGCCATTAAACCTGACTGTCTAATTTCATTTGCTAAATTGAATCTATCTTCAAACCCTGCTCCTACAAATGCATTAATTCCTTCAGCCGCCACGCCAATTTGACCCAGTTTATTAAGAGCATCAGAAAATCCTTGAACTAGGCCTCCATCAGCCCCTACTGTTTCTGCATGTTTTCTTGCACCTTCCATTTTGGCTAAAAGTTGGGCTTCGTCTTTATCCATACCTTCAGATACATATTTTTTCTCAAGGGCTTCTATTAATTTATTATTTTGTAATTCTTGTCTTTTTATCTGTAGTTCGTCATTTCTTAAACTATCCATCAAATAGCTTTTAATATTATTAATAACTCCCGATTGTTGTCTAGCACTTTGCATCTCTTGTGCAGTGCCTTTTTCGACTGCATCTGTTAATTCTTGTGTGGCTTTGTTAGTTTTTGCTTGTTCGCCTAAAGTTTGACGTAACATAGCTAATTGGGCCGCTTCACCTTTTGCAACACCGTCTAATTGCTTAGATACATTACTAGTGAGGGCATTCTCTTTTGATAGAATATTCTTTATTTGTTGTAGGGTAGCTTCCGTAGACCACTGTGGGATCGATGGATCTATACCGTCTATATAAACATTTCCTTCAGCCATGCATTTTCTCTCTTGACAAGTTTAACTTCGTAGTTTATAATATGTCTAAATATACGTATATAACCACTTAGTTTATAATATAAGTGTATTTATCAAATCAAGGAATTAATAATGGAAGAAAATCCGCTACTAAAATATTTTAGAAAGCCGGCAATATATATTAGCTTACCTACAAAAGGTAACTTTAATCCTGAAATCGAACAAACCATCATCGATGAGGTGGGTGTTTTACCTATGACTGCGATTGATGAGATAGCTTTACG